GAGAAAAGGTGTGTGGATAACAAAACGAGGCAAAGCACAATTGCCTCACCTCGTTTCGTCGCAAAAAGAATTGTAAGTAACTGTTTACTTACCCTTCTTTGTCTGAGAAAGTGCACTGCCTGCCACAGACTTCGAGGTTTTGCTATATCTTCCATCACGAAGAACCTTCGAAGCCTTGGAAGCAACCGACTTACTCGTCTGCTTGGCATTCGCCATTATATCACCTCCTTCCGTGTAAGGTGATACTTATAGAATACCACAAATTATTACAAAAGTCAAGTGCAAATCAGACAGAAAGGAAACAAATGAAACAAAAGAATTACAATTACCCGTTTCTCGAATACGAGATCAAACGCAAAGGCATTAAGAAAAAGACAATGGCACAGGTACTCGGCGTAGACGAAGGGACGCTCTGGCACAAAACGTGCGGAAAACGTTCATTCACTGTGGAGCAGGCAATCTTCATTCAGAAAACGTGGTTTCCGGAAACGCCGATCGAAGTGTTGTTTCAGCACAGAAAGGAAGATGAAACATGAACACAAGTCTACAAGTTGTAGAAACCAACAACCAACGAGTGCTGACTACTGCACAAATTGCGGAGTGGTACGAAACAGGCACAGATTTGATCCAAAGAAATTTCAACCGAAACAAGGAGCGGTATACAGAGGGCAAGCATTACTATTGTTTGACCGGTGATACATTGAGAGAATTTAAGGCGACCGGACAAATTGACGTGTCGCCAAATCTTAATAAGTTTTACCTCTGGACGGAAAAAGGTGCACTGCTCCATGCAAAGAGCCTGAACACCGACAAGGCATGGGAAGCGTATGAAATGTTGGTGGATACCTATTTCAGCGTACATGAACTTTCCCAGCGTGACAGCTACATGATTGAAGATCCTGTGCTTCGTGCACAACGCTGGATCGAAGAACAGAAAGAGAAACAGCAACTTCTGACCACCGTTGCCGTGCAGAACCAGCAGATCGCAGAGTTACAACCCAAGGCAAGCTACTATGACGTGGTGCTGAACTGCAAGGACCTGATCTCCATCGGTAAGATCGCAAAGGACTACGGGTGGAGTGCCCAGAAGCTGAATGAATATCTCCACAAACACGGCGTGCAGTATAAACAGGGCAAAACGTGGCTGCTGTATCAGAAGTATGCGGGCATGGGCTACACCAGCACCAAGACGCACACCTACCACGGCGACGACGGCATGGAACACGCTGCGGAACCGCACACCTACTGGACACAAAAGGGACGGCTGTTTATCTATGACTTGTTGAAATCCGATGACATCTATCCGCTGATCGAACGGGAAGCGGCGTAAACGCCGAAAATCCTGTTTCCCGCCTAGGGAAAAACGAAACAGAAGGGGGGTGAAAAAATGAAGATTGCTTTTATTATCCTCGTCATTGCATACGTACTGCATTTGGCGTTGGCTGTGATTTGGAAAACCATAGCAATTTCGTGTTTAAGTTACATGAAAGCTAATGGCTTATCCGAATCTGAACTTAACACCTATTATCCGGAATCTTTCAAAATGGCACTTCTTCTTTTTATCCTTTGAAGAAGTTGAGAATGTCAATTACAACAGAAAGGAAGTGAAAAATATGGACATCAAAGAAGAATATGACCTTTTGAAAAAGCAACTTTGCACGGTGCTTGGAGAGGGAGCAGTGGAAGTTGCAGAGAATCAGATTGCCGGTGCTGTAAAAAGAAATCATCTGAACTGTTCCGCATCAATATTGCACGATTTTCTGCGGCTCGTAGAACTGAAAACGCTTTTGGCTAGTGTTTCCTTGAAAGAGGAAGTGCTGAGTTATATCAAATTCCAATCACAGTGCGGTGACCAGAGAGCATATGAACTCAAACGTATGCTAGAAATAAATTCGGAGGAAGAAGAATGGAAATAGTTAGATTGATCTTGAGCATCTTATCATCTTCCTGCGTGATTGCATTCAGTATCTGGTATTTGCTGGATACCTGTGACCGGAGCAGTAAGAGCAAGGAAGAACGCTCTATTTCTGTAGAAATAATCGCCTATCTTTATGACCGTGCGAGAGACGGAGATGATGAGGCGTTTCGGATTTTGCTGAAGGTGGTGAATCAATGATAATCTTGTATATCCTACTTGCCGTTCTCGGTAGTGTGGTTATGTATGCGAGTGACAGAGAAAAAACATCTTTTTCAATGTCTGCATACGACTTGCAGGAAATTTCCTGCTTGCATTCGGCGTCCTCTTTTTTCTGGGTGCCTTGTTGTAAACAGAAAGGAGGTGATGAAAAATGGTACTGTTAGCAGCAATCGCATCTTCAGCTGTTGTTTCATTTGTTATTGCACGATGTTATCTGATTCGGGCAATGAAACGATTGGAAAAGGTTTGCGCAGAGTCAATCGACCAAATGGAAAAGGTCAGTCTGGGCTTTATGAGCCAAGTGAAAGAGCAGACAGAGGAAACACTATCTCAACTCGGAAAGGAGTGATACCTATGACAACAACCAAAGTAGCACAGCAGCTGATCCACGCGGCACTGGACGTAGTCGCACCGCTGGAACGGTTCAGTTATTTGTCTGGCGTTCTCGACGGCTATAAACTTGCCAAGGACGAGATTGACAGGCAGCAGTTCCAAGTGCAGAACAAGGACAATGTGCAGGAACGCAGCAGGGTTTGAATAGAAAGGAGCATAACATGGCAAAAACCAATCTGAAAGACATGCCGGTGGAAGTTCGTTCTTCCGGCAAAGAACCGCAGAACGACTTCTTCGCAGCGTTTCTGGAGTATGTGAAGCAGCATGCCGATGAAGCGATCGCTGCGGTAGAGGCACAGAAGCATGCAGCAGAACGAGACAACCTGTAAAACCTGTTACTGGTACAGCGTCTGCCCGGAGCGGAGCAGACTGTACCCGTGCAGGGAATTCAAAGACACCAGCCGCAAAAGCGGCAGAAAGGACAAGCCAGATGGAAGAAAAGAAGAAACACATTGAGATCCACATCGAGATGGACGAGAACGAGCAGATCACGCCGAACTCAAAGATAAGCAGCGTCAGCGGCGATGACGTGATAGCTTGCTATCTTGCAGGTGCGGTATACGTTGCCAATATCGTGGCAGATTGCAGCAACGGTAAGCACGATGCAAAGCAGGTACTGGGAGCAATGCTCAAAAGGCTTTCCCTGGTTTTTGTACACTTCGATGAAATCATGGACAAGGAGGAAACCTAAATGCTACAATCCGAATTTGACCGTCTGACCAGCCGCCCGTACACAGAGGCGGAGTTCAGCGAGATCCACTACATCTACTGCTACCACCCGGCAGTCCGGAGCAAGAAGGACATCGCCGACCTGTGGACCATCGGCGGCATCTGCCTTATCAAGGACATGTGGCCCACCGCCAGACGTGTGGAAGAAGCAGAGCACAAGCGGAACGCCGCCAGAACGGCGTACGAGCACGCCAGAGATGCGTATGACGAACTGCTGCAGGAGCTGACGAAGTAACACGAGGAGGACTGACACATGACCATCAAACACAAGCACATCAACACCAACGGCGACACAGAGTACACCGTGGAGCATCGCCCGTCGCTGCAGTGCTGCGAGGCGTATAAGAACGAGCACGGCGATCTGGAGCTGACAATGCACTGGCAGGACGTGCTGTTCCTGCCGATCGGAGGCAGCCATGGCAAGACCAACCACTGAGAAGATCTGCATCATGTGCGGCAAGCCGTTTCTGCCCAACGGCGGACGGCAAAAGCGGTGTCCGGACTGCAAAGGCAACAAGCCTAGAGCAGGACGGGATACGCTGACCGCAGCTGCACAGGCAGCCGCAGAACTGGGGATTTCCTACGGGAAGTATGTCGCAATGAGCGAAGAAGAACGTAACAGAGCCAGGGAGGAAAAGACAATGGCAGAACAGGAAAAGCAGACCGCAGAAGTGACCGCAGAGCCGGAGCAGGCACAGGACACACTACAGGAGCACAACCGCTATCTGAATCAGCAGGAAACGGAGCTGACCGCCCGTCTGGAGCATATCCGCATCGCACTGGAAGAGGCTGCGGCGTATGACGGTGTGCGGCACAGCGGCTGGCGGCAGCACAAAGAAAACCCCCGCACCGGCGGCAACCGGTAACGGGGGCATGGAAAAAAATTAACCACCACTATCATATCACACTTAGGAGGAAATGTCAAATGAAAAAAAGTGAAGTAAAGAAGATGCAGGCACTGAGCATTCGCAGAGATGATGCGGTGTCCGATGAAAACTGGTTTGCAATGATGCAGGATATCTTCCAGGGGTATGAGACCGCACTGGCACTGGAACAGGCGGTGTTCCAGGATGCAGAAGAAGAGGCAGAGGAGGTGTGCAAGCGTGGATAAGAACAAAATCATTGATTCCGTGCAAGAAATCACACGTCTGGCTATGATTATCAACGAATCACAGGAAACCAAAATGCAGGTGTTTGTTAGCGTTTCGCCGCACGTTTCCGAAATTGAGTTGCAAATCTACCCGGATGGATGGGGATACGTCGGAGACAGAGCAACGGAGTACTTCGTGTTCCGTGCATCTTACAAAAACTTCAGAGGAATATACTACAACAAAGAGCTGATTCCAATCGAATTCGGAGAAGTCGAAACATTTGAGCATGTCTCCTGTGATATAAAAAGCCTCTTGAAAGAAATCCGTAATCTGGCAAAAAAAGAGGTGAAGAATTTTGGTTAAAACTGTGATCGAGCACGTCAGCGACTGCGTAGGCTGCCCGCCGGAAATGGGCTGCATGGGGCAAGCCTGCCCGTATCACCCGCACGATGCCGAACGGGAAGTGCTGGTGTGCGACGAATGCGAACAGGAAACAGAAGAACTCGTCTGCCTGCCGTGCTATGACAGCGATCTGTGGCTGTGTGCGGACTGCATGGACGCACTGGTGGACGGGCTGCTGCTGCGGAAGAAAGGAGAGGCTCTGACATGACCAATCGGGAATATCACGCAGACCCGGCGATCTCCAAGTCTGATCTGGATCAGATACACCGTTCGCCGCTGCACTGGCAGTACCGCAAAGCCCACCCGCCGGAGCAGACACCGGCACTGCTGGTCGGCTCGGCTGTCCACAAGATGATACTGGAGCCGTCCGGATTTGCAGACGAATTCGCCGTCGCACCGGAAACCGACCGCCGCACCAAAGCTGGCAGGGAAGCGTATCAGGCGTTTCAGGAATCCGCCGCCGGAAAGACCGTCATCACGTCGGAAATTTACCGGCTCTGCACCGACATGGCGGAGGCGTTGAGCCACTGCCAGACCGCAAGACAGCTGCTCACCGGCGGAAGGGCGGAGCAGTCCTTTTTCTGGGACGATGTCCACACCGGAATCCGCTGCAAATGCCGTCCGGACTATCTGCGTGACGGGTTCTGCGTAGACTACAAGACCACACAAGATGCCTCTCCGGAGGCATTCCAGAAGGCGGCATACCGGTACCGCTATCCTGTGCAGGCGTACTGGTATCTGCACGGACTGGGGAAAAACGGTCTGTCCGGATTGGACTTCGTGTTTATCGCACAGGAGAAAGAACCGCCGTATGCGGCAGCCGTGTACTATGCAGACGAGTTGTTCCTGCAACTGGGGCAGCAGGAAGCGGCTGCGGACTTGGAAACACTGGCAAAGTGCAGAAGCACCGGCATCTACAGCGGCTATCCGGAGGAAATTCTGCCGCTGACACCGCCGAAATTCGCCCTCAGAGATCTGATGTAAAGGAGTATCACACATGGAAAATCATACATTGGCAAGCAACCCGTTTGCCGCACCGAAAAAGCACGACCACACCAACCAGGGCACCGTGGAGATCGAATCCAACAAGGCGGTGGCAGAGGCACAGGGCAAGCTGGTGATCGCAAAGCGGTTCCCACGGGACGAGATCACCGCCTATGAAAAGCTGATGACAGCTTGTTCCCGGCGGAACTTTGCGGAAAAGGCGACCTACAGCTATCCCCGCAGCGACAGCACCATCAGCGGCCCGTCCATTCGTCTGGCGGAAGAAGCGGCACGGTGCTGGGGAAACGTGGATTTCGGCATCAAGGAACTGTCCCAGAAAGACGGGGAATCGGAGATGCTGGCGTACTGCTGGGACATGGAAACCAATGTCATGTCCAGCCAGCAGTTTGTGGTGCATCACATCCGTGACACCAAGAACGGTATCCAGAAGCTGACGGCACAGCGGGACATCTACGAGAACAACGCCAACATGGCAGGGCGGCGGCTGCGTGCACGGATCCTGGCAATTCTGCCGCCGGACATCATCGAAGCCGCTGTGGAGCAGTGCCGCAAGACGCTTGCCGGAAACGCAGACGTGCCGCTGGAAGACCGTATCCAGAACATGGTGGCGGCATTCAAAAAGCTGAGTGTCCGTCGGGAGATGCTGGAAAAGCGTATGGGGCATGACGTGTCCCGCATGACCATGGAAGAACTGGTGGAGTGCATCGGCATCTACAACTCCATCAAGGACGGCAGCACCCGACCGGCAGACTGGTTCGATGCAGTTGCCGACACCGGCAAGACCGATGCTGTCAACGAGAAGCTGAAAGGAGAGCAGAGCCATGCAGACAGCGTTTAAGGACGGCAGCATTATGGTGTGCGGCACACTGCCGAAAGATGCCGTGTACAAGACCGTGGGGCAGAACAGCAGCAGTCTGACCACGTTTGGGGTAAAGGTAGGCGAAAAGCCGTCGCCGGACGTGAACCGGAAAGCCGATGCCGTGTGGTGTAACTGTGAGTGCTGGCACAGCGTTGCCAGAGCCGCACAGCATCTCCGGAAAGGGGACACCGTGCTGTGTGTGGGAAAGATCAAGGTGGAGCAGTGGAACGGCAAAGACCTGAAAAAGCTGGTGTGTGAGTTCGTGATGCCCATGCCCCAGAATCCGCCCCAGCCGGCAGGCTCTCCGCCGCCGCAGGCCGCCGTGGGAAATCTCTCGGACTATGAGGAACTTCTCTCTGACGGCGATCCGTTCTGACCGGAAATGTAAATTTATACCGTATATCCTGTAAATTCTCGTTCATAGTTGCACGTCGGCGTGCAACTTTTGCCCTCTGCGGGGCTATTTATGGAGGGGTATAAAAAAAAAGGCTCCCTTGAAAAGGGAGCTGGCAGCCGCAGGCTGACTGAGGGATAATCCCCCTGTCCCTACGGGACATCCCCCTTTTCAAGGGGGACGAATGACTCCTCCGTCCTTCGGACACCTCCTCTGGGAGAGGAGGCATATGACAAGCTCCATGAGAAAGGATGATGCAGGATGTACAAGATCAAAGGAAGTGATGCCATGGACAGCGAGATGCTGACCTACATTCAAAAGCAGAAGGAGAAGTACCAGAACTTTTCCTGCGGCACTGCCGAAGCGGTGGCGGATGTGCTGTCGGATATTGTGCTGCTGGGCGGAGACGATTCCCAGAAGATCAACGGGGCGATCGCTGCCCTGCGGCAGTCCGCCATCGACAAGGGGAAAAAGGACATCTTCGACCGCTGCTATCGGCTGACCATGCAGGGGCTTGCGGCATACATCGCCGAGCACCACCTGACGCTGCGGCTGTGGTACACACGGGAGGATTTCCTCAACACGGAAGAACCCTATCGGGAAGCGTTCCAGACACAGGGCGCATTCCAGAAAGCCCAGCGGCTGGAACAGCTGGCGTATAATGCCAACGCCGTGGGCTTCACCAAGTTCCAGAGCGTGTACAAGAAATACGCCAAGGCACAGCGGTATATGAACGTGGGCGGCGACCCCAATATGCAGAACCCCACGGCGTTCCCGAACCAGCCTCTGGAACTGGACGGCGGCGAGTGGACGTGCAGTGAGGACGGGGTGCAGCAGAACGTGGAGGGCATGCCCATCATTGCCTGCCCGCACCCGATCATGCCGGTGGAACGGCTCATCAACATTGATACCGGCGAGGAAAAGCTGAAAATTGCCTTCTGCAAGGGCAGACGGTGGCGGTATGCAGTCTACGGCAAGGACGTGCTGTTTGTGGCGAACAAGGTGACGCAGCTGTCCTCTATCGGTGTGGCGGTGACCTCGGAAAACGCCAAGGCACTGGTGAAATACCTGTGCTATATCGAAAACCGGAACTATGACATTCTGCCGGAGCGAAACAGTGTGGGACGGCTGGGGTACGTGGGGGACGACAACGTATTTTCCCCGTACCAGCCCGACCTGACCTTTGACGGCGAGAGCAACTACAGCGAGATGTATCGGGCGATCCGTCCCCAGGGCAGCTATGACGTGTGGCGGGAAACCGCTGTCCGCTGCCGGCAGGAGAGCCGCACCGCACAAATTCTGCTGGCGGCATCCTTTGCCAGTGTGCTGCTGGGGCATATCGGAGCGCTGCCGTTTTTCTTACACCTCTGGGGCGTGGAATCCGGCACGGGCAAGACCGTGGGGCTGATGCTTGCGGCGAGCGTCTGGGGCGACCCCATGCTGGGACGGTATGTGCAGACGTTCAACGCCACCCAGGTGAGCCACGAACGCACCGCCGGATTTCTCCATAACATTCCCCTGTGCATCGACGAATTGCAGCTGTCCAAGGACAGCCACGGCAAGAGCCGGTTCGACGTGTACCAGCTGGCACAGGGCGTGGGCAGAGGACGGGGCAACAAGGCAGGCGGCATTGACCGCACACCCACATGGTCGCTGTGCATTCTGACCACGGGCGAATCTCCCATTGTCCAGAGCGGTGCCGGTGCCGGTGCGGTGAACCGTGTCATTGACATTGAGTGCCGTGCCGCAGAATCGGTGGTGCAGGACGGCGTTTCCGTTTCGGCGGCGGTGAAGCAGCACTACGGCCACGCCGGAAAGGCATTTGTCGAGGGACTGACACCGGAGCGTATCGAGGCGGCAAAGGCGTACTACACCCAGCAGTTTCGGGCACTGTCCAAACGGGACACCACGGAGAAACAGGCAATGGCAGCGGCGGCGATTCTGGCGGCGGACAAGCTGGCGGACGAGATCGTGTTTCATACGGGGAAGTGTCTGACGGCGGACGAGATCGCAGCGTTTTTGCAGACCAAAGCCAGCGTTTCCGCCGGCGAGCGTGGCTATCAGTATATGTGCGACTGGGTGGCGGTGAACGCCAACAAGTTCGAGGTGGAACGCCGCATGATGCAGGACAGCACACCGCTGCCCACCCTCAGCGGCGAAGTGTTCGGCAGGATCGAGTCCGGCTGGGCGTACATCAACAGCAGCGTGTTCCGCAGGGCAGCACAGGAAGCCGGCTATGACAGCCGTGCACTGCTGAGCTGGCTCAAGGCGAAAGGGCTGATTTTGACGAGAAAGAAGAACTTAACACGAGGGAAACGGATTCACGGAATCAATACTGAGTGTGTTGTGATGCGGCTGCATCAGGATAACGGGGACGAAACCGATGTTCGGGACGTGTCCGAAACGGAATTGCTTTGAATGTGGGGTGATTTTGCAATGGCGTGGGGCTGCTTGTGGGGGCGAAATGTGTTAAAAAAGTACGCAGTTATGGGCGTGTGGGGTTGTGGGGCTGTTTTCCCCCATATATACACGATTTTATTTTCAGATATTCTGAACCGGAAAAATATTTTTTTTCTATATAGGAAAATGTGCGAATTAGCCCCACAGCCCCACAACAACCATTTTTGACTGGAAATTGCGTGGTTTTTCTTGTGGGGGTGTATCCCCACAGTGCTCCACAATCCCCACAGTGATAGATATTGTGACTTTTAAAACTTTTCAAAAAATAGCCTCTCCTGAAAGGGGAGGTGGACCAGCGAAGCTGGTGGAGGGGTTTTCGTGGAATCTTTTGCTTTACGTGATAGATTTCACGGAAGTACCCCTCAGTCACCTTCGGTGCCAGCTCCCCTTTCAGGGGAGCCTGATTGACTGAATGAAACCAGAAAGGAAAATGCTTATGCAGTTAAGACCTTATCAACAGGAGTGTATCGATATCCTGGAACGCAAGCCGGACGGGCGGTATCTGGTGCAGATGGCGACCGGTCTGGGAAAGACGGCGACCTTTACCCACCTGCCAAGGCACGGGGACGTGCTGCTGCTGTCCCATCGGGAAGAACTGGTACGTCAGCCTCTGCGGTATTACACCGGCTGCCGCACCGGCGTGGAAATGGCTGGGGAATCCTCCAGGCCCTCGGACGAGGTGGTTTCTGCCAGCGTGCAGAGCCTTGTCCACCGGCTGGAACGGTTCGAGCCGGAACGCTTTCACACCATTATTGTGGACGAGGCACACCATGCCGCAGCATCTACTTACCGGAAAGTGCTGGACTACTTCACGCCACACAAAGTCATCGGGTTCACGGCAACCCCGAACCGTTCTGACAAGGCACGGCTCAGCGATGTGTTTGACGAGATCGTGTTCCGGCGGGATCTGCGGTGGGGCATTTCACAGGGCTATCTCTGTGACATCTTCTGCCGCCGCATCGACATCGGCTATGACCTGCGGCAGGTGCACACCCGCAACGGGGACTATGCACCGGGGGAGCTGGACGAGGCAATGGCAGGCACGGAAGATGCGGTGGCAGAGGCGTACCGGAAATATGCCAAGGGTGCAACGCTGATCTTCGCCGCCAGCGTCCGCCATGCGGAACAGATCGCCAGGCGGATCGACGGGGCAGTGGTTGTCACGGGAAAAACGCCCAACCGGAGCGAGATCATCCGGCGGTTCACGGCACGGGAAATTCCCTGTCTGGTGAACTGCATGGTATTCACCGAGGGGACGGATATGCCGCTGGTGGAAACGGTCATCATCGCCAGACCTACCCAGTCCGACAGCCTGTATGCCCAGATGGTGGGGCGGGGGCTGCGGCTGCACCCCGACAAGGACAAGCTGACGCTCATGGACTGCGTGGGCGTGACAGGCAAGGCACACCTCTGCACTGCACCCACGCTGCTGGGCGTAGACCTGTCCCAGATCCCACAGAGCCGGCAGCAGGAAGTGGAGGGCTTGCTGTTTGAACTGCCGGAAAAGGCGGAACTGGCTTCGGACTGCCCACAGAGCTGGATCCGGAACACGCAGATCGTGGAGCTCTGGGCAAAACAGCAGCAGTACGACACCCGGGGGATACACTTTTTCAGGATGCCGGACGGCAGGCTGGTGTGCAGCCTGAAAGACCGGAAAAAGCTGGTGATTCCCTGTCAGGACGAACTGGGGAACACGGTGTACGGCGGCAGGGCAATGCCCATGCAGGAGGCAATCGACAAGGTGTATCAGGAACTGCTGACAGACTATCCCGACCAGCGATATCTCTGGGACTTGTCCCGTGCCAAGCGGTGGGGAACGGCTCCGGCAAGCGAGAAGCAGGTGGAGCTGATCCGGAAGAAGTGCAGGAAGTATTCGATGGACTGTGGCGGGCTGACGAAACTGCAGGCATCGCAGATCCTGAACCGGCTGATGATGAGGTGAGAAAATGGCAAACATGACAGAAGACCAGATCCAGCAGGCGGTGATCCGATGGTCTCAGCAGGCGAGTGTCCGGAAGATGTTTCCCCAGCTGGCACTGCTGTACCACATTCCCAACGAGCGAAAGTGTACGCCCCAGCAGGGGGCAAGGCTGAAACGCATGGGCGTGAAATCCGGTGTGCCGGACTTGCATCTGCCTGTGGCGAGGGGCGTGTATCACGGGCTGTATCTGGAGATGAAAACGGAAAAGGGCAGGGTGTCTGCCAATCAGGTGTGGTGGCTGGAACGGCTGCGGGAGAACGGCTGCTGCTGTGTGGTCTGCCGCAGCTGGGAAGATGCCGCACACACGCTGGTGACCTATCTGACAGAGGGCAGAGCCGATGAACGGGAAAGAAATTGAAGTCCTTGCGGCAAAGAACGCCCCTCTGCCGGACGGGCTGGACGTGCCGGAACGGTATCTGTTCCTCTGCCTGCGGTCGCTGTACGCTCAGTTTCGGGCAGGGACGGTGAGCCGGCAGCAGGCGAAACGGGAAAAGACGGAGATCGTCAGCGGATACGAAGCGTTCCGGCTGCGGTGGAAGATCACACAACAGGATATGCGGATCCTGCGGGAGGTGCAGCTGACCGGCAACTATTACCGGAAAGACGGCTGCCCGAAGTGTCGGGAGCTGTATGACCGGTTGTGTGGAGTTGGAAAGGAGTAGACAATGATCGACCAGGAAACAAGACAGCAGTTTGAGGACGAGGTATATCTCATCTGCGGTGAGGACAAGAAAACGGCATCACGGATCATGACGGCGTTTGACACGCTGCGTGGCAAGCCCGGAGTGCTGGTCACAGAAGAACAGCTGAAGCAGATCAGGAAGGAATTTTGGGGTTCCAGCGATGATGTTCTCGGCAATGAAATGATCGAAATCGACGAAGCATACGGCATTGTGCGTGAGTGCATCGGGTGTGAGGAGGAGTGACACATGGTGCAGGAATGGATAAAAACATCTGAAAAAGTTCCGACAAGTAACGGCGAATATATCATCACCTATGTGTATTGGGATCCCGGCGAATTTTGTGGTACTGTGATTGTTGGCACAGCAGAATTTGACGGAATGCACTGGACAATACACGGCAGAAGTGCATACGACGCACTTATCGGTGAGCGGTATCCAGTGATTGTGCTGATGAATGGGAGAACACCTGTCGGCACCAAAATCGATGTTGTTGCATGGATGCCACTGCCGGAACCGTGCGAGCGTTAAACCCAAAAGGAGTGGATCTACATGGAAAACAAGCAAATCAAGAAAGCCACGCTCTGCTGGCGGTGCAAGCACGCCGTGCCCAGTGCGTCAACCGGATGCAGCTGGTCACGCCGCTTTGTGCCGGTCGAGGGCTGGACTGCGGAAAAGCACCAGCAGAAACAGAGCGGCAGCGTTTACGAAACCTACTGTGTGATAAGTTGCCCGCTGTTCCAGAAGGACGGCGGGAACAGTGCTGACAGCTGCAAGGACGACACCGGCTGCATCCGCATCGCAGAGCATATCCTGCGAGGGCAGATGAACCGGTACCGCACTGCACTGGAACGCTATGCCAGAACCCGGAGCGACAACGATCTGGCACAGTTCCGGTCGATCGAGCGTGACCTGCTCACGCCGTACTATGCGGCACTGACGCTGCACAGCATTGACCTGCGGCAGGTGTGCAATGAACTGCGGCAGAAGGCAGGACTGCCGGAATTGGAGGAGATGCAATGACCATTGAAGAAAAGATCACACGCTATCGTGGTATCCCCAAGCTGATAAGAGATCTCCAGATCGACAAAGAAATCTGCACGTCTGTAAAGTCAGTGCAGTTCGACAGCATCGGAGCCGCACACGGTTCTGCCGAAAACCGCACGGAACAGAAGCTGCTGTGTGCCGCAGAGATCGACGAGGAGATTGAGCAGCTGGAACAGGAACGGGATCAGCTGAAACTGTGGATTTTGCAGGAGATCAACCGTGCCATTTCCGGCGGCGGTGCAAAGGAGGTGGAAATGCGGATCATACTGAAATCGCATCTGCTGACGGGAAACAGTCTGAAACACATCTCCCGTGCAGTGGTGCATCGGGATTATGGTGTGACGAGAAAGATTTTTCATGAGGGGCTTGCCATGCTGGAAAAAACCTCACACAATCTCACCGAATCTCACTTGCAGTAATCCGCATTCCATGCTATACTTATACTGACGAAAAAAGGCAAAACGTCGTGAGGATTTCCTTGCGGCGTTTTTTGTATGCCATTTTACCGGAGGGGAGGACATGGCAAATGCAGAAAACCTGATTCCATTCGATGAACGAACAGAGAGCGAACAGAGAGAAATTGCGAGAAAAGGCGGCATCGCTTCAGGAGCGTCCAGAAGGGCGTACAGGAGCCTGAAACAGGCGGCAAAGGCTTTTTTTCGGGAGAATGACGATGCGGCCATGCGGCTGATACAAGCGCTCTACGAAGAGGCGGCCGGCGGCAATGTAAAAGCGCTGGAAAAATTGCAGGACCTCATCGGCGAGACCGTACAGCGTGAGGAGCTTGCCATGAAGAAAAAACAGGCGGCGGCGCAGTCCAAGCCGGACAATGGCAAGACAGCGGAACTGATCGCCGGCATGCAGGAGGCGGCAGATGATCTACACGAAGAAGCAGCGGCAGCTGCTGGGACTGTGGAAGCGGAAACAGCTGTGCCGGATTAACCTGCTGGAGGGCTCGGTGTCTTCCGGAAAAACGTGGGTGTCGCTGGTGCTGTGGGGCTTCTGGGTGACGACCATGCCGGCAGACAAGCTGTATCTCATGTGCGGCAAGTCCCTGACCACGCTCAAACGCAACTGCCTGATACCGCTGGAAGAACTGTTCGGGCGGAGCAATTTCCAGTTTTCCACATCGGCGAAAGAGGCGTATCTGTTCGGACGGCGGATCCTGCTGGAGGGCGCAAACGATGCACGGAGCGAATCCAAGATCCGGGGACTGACGCTGCAGGGAGCGTACTGTGACGAGCTGACGCTGTTCCCGAGGGACTTTTTCGTGATGCTGCTGTCTCGTCTGCGTGTGCCTGGTGCAAAGCTGATCGCCACCACAAACCCGGACAGCCCGGAACACTGGCTGAAAAAAGAATACATCGACCGACGCACGGAGCTGGATATGCTTGTCGTGCGTTTTTTGCTGGACGACAACACTACACTGGATCCGCAGTATGTAGCAGCCGTCAAGGCAGAGTATACCGGCGTGTTCTACAACCGGTTTATTTTGGGCGAATGGTGTCTGGCGGAGGGCATCGTCTATCCGCAGTTTGACCGGACGCAGCACGTGCGGCAGCTGGAAGAGCCGCAAGGCAAGTGGTACATCTCCGTGGACTACGGCACGCTGAACGCCTTTTCCGCAGGGCTGTGGTGCTATGACGGGAAAACGGCATACCGTGTCTCAGAGTGGTACTACAGCGGCAGAGAGCAGCGGCGGCAGCTAACCAATGCCCAGTATCTGAAACACATCCAGGCGCTGGCAGAGGGAAAGAAAATCGAATCTGTCATTGTGGATCCTTCGGCAGCATCGTTTATCACGGAGCTGCGACAGGCAGGGTTCACCGTGCGGAAAGGCAGAAACGACGTAGTGGACGGCATCCGCAGAGTGTCCACGGCGCTGCAGCAGGGAAAGCTGCTGTTTTCGCCGGACTGCCGGGACTGCATCCGGGAGTTCTCGCTGTACCGCTGGGACGAAAAGGCGGCAGAGGACAGACCCATCAAGGAGAACGACCACGCCATGGACGATGTGCGGTATTTCGTCAGCACCATCCTGCGGCAGAGTGCGTCGCTGTCACATGACCGTATCACATTGTAAGCGAGGTGAAAAGAATTGTTATATCCCAGACAGGAATATTATATCATGTCTCCGGAAACGGAACTGACCGAAGAAAAGCTGGGAGAATGGCTGCGACGGCACAAAGAGGACTGCAAACGGATGCGGTATCTGAAAGACCTGTACGAGGGCAGACATCCCATTCAGCTGATGCCGAAAAAGGATGCGTGGAAACCGGACAACCGGATCATCTGCAATCATGCCAAGTACATTGTCGACCGGTTCAACGGCTTTTTCCTGGGTATCCCGGTAAAGACCATGCACCCGGATGCAGAGGTGGCAGCGGAGCTGGAAGAGATCCAGCGGTACAATGACCAGGACGACAACAACGCAGAGCTTTCCAAGTACTGCAGCATCTACGGCAGCGGATTTGAGCTGCTGTATACGGATGAGGATGCGCATATTTGTATCACCTATCTGTCGCCGCTGGAATGCTTTATGATCTACGACGATTCCGTGGCGAGAAAGCCGCTGTACGGTGTGCGGTACTACAAGAACAGCGACAAGGAGACTGTGGGCAGCGTGTTCACTGCGTCGGAGACCATCCCGTTTTCCGACAAGGACGGGCTGCACTTCGGCGACCCGGTGCCGCACTATTTCGGCGGTGTGCCGCTGATCGAATACATCGAAAATGAAGAGCGCCAGGGTGCTTTTGAACAGGTGGAAAGCGCCATCACCGGCTATGAAAAGGCGATCTCCGAAAAGGCGAACGACGTGGACTATTTCGCCGATGCGTATTTGCTGTTGGTAGGCGTAGCGCTGGATCAGGACGACCTGCACTTCATGCACAGCAACCGTGTGATCCACGTGAGCGGTCTGGACGCAGACCAGCTGAACGCCGTGAAGGTGGAATTTTTGCAGCGCCCCTCGGCGGATGCCACACAGGAGAATCTGCTGAATCGCTTGGAAGATCAGATCTTCACGCAGTCCATGGTGGCGAACATCTCGGACGAGGACTTCGGCGGCAGCTCCGGCACGGCACTGGCGTACAAGCTGCAGCCCATGCGTGACTTGGCGGCAAGTAAGGCGAGAAAGTTTTCCAGCGGCATGAACCGTCGCTGGAAGCTGATCGCATCTTCTCCGGCGTCCAGGATGCCGGCAGATGCGTGGAAAGATATCCGGTATCGTTTCACGGAGAACCTGCCGAAAAATCTGCTGGAAGAGGTGCAGACGGCGGCGCAGATGGCAGGCATCACGTCCAGAGAGACACAGCTGTCCGTGATCTCTGCGGTAGATGATCCGCAGTCAGAGCTGGAGAAGATCGCCGCAGAAAACGGCACAGAGCCGGACGACGCACTCCGGGCAGAACGCAGCACAGAGGTGACGGCAGATGCCGGGTAAATCCTCACCGGTCTACTGGCACGACCGCAAGGTGCAGTACGATGCAAGCCTTGCCAAGGACGAAAAGCGGCTGTACAGCAAGCTGGCAGCGTACTACGAGAAAGAGGCGGCACGGCTGGACAAGGAAATTGCAGCGTACTACACCAAGTACAGCGTCAATGGCGTGCTGTCATACCGGAATCTGCTGGAAACGCTGCCGGATGCGGACAAGCGGCTGCTCATCGAACAGCTGGACGAGTTCGTGAAAAAATATCCGGACTACGCCGACCTGGTCCCGGTTCGGGAATCTATCTACAAACTGAACCGGCTGGAAGGGCTGCGGCAGTCCATCGCCATGCAGCAGCTGCACATGGGCGCTTATGAACAGCAGCAGGCTTTGTCGTTTTTCCAGCGGCAGGCGCTGCGGTATGCCAACGGTGCGGCGTCATTCCTGGGGCTTGGCAGCGGTTTCTACCGGCTGGACAGCGATGTGATCCGTGCGTCTGTGGGAAACAAGTGGTGCGACGGCAAGGACTTCTCAGAGCGCATCTGGAACAACCGGACAAAGCTGGGAAACGCCCTGCACACGCAGTTCGTGAACGGCGTCATTCGTGGAGACGATTATCACCAGCTGGCAAGGCAGCTCCGGGAGAAGTTCACGCAGGTGTCGCAGAAGAACGCCGAGCGGCTGACTTTTACGGAGGACACATATCTTTCCAACGAGGCAGCCATGCAGGTGTTTGAGCGGGAGGCGTCGGTCACGGAATACGAGTATATATGCACCGGAGATGCGGAGACCTGCGACATCTGCCGTGGTCTGAGCGGCGAGCGGTTCAAGATCGCCGAACGTGTTCCTGGTCTGAACTTTCCGCCCATGCACCCGTGGTGCCGGTGCTTCTTTGATCCGGTGATTCCGGAGAAAAAGACGTTGACTTCTGGGACGGATAGTGGTATAATAACATCAAACGGGATTCAAACAACATCACTTTCCTGGCACATGAAAGAGCGCTCAGAAGAACGTGGTGTAAGCCTTGATGATGTTAAAGATGCGCTTACTAATCCATTGCACATTGATGAAATAAAATACGATGGTCAAGGACGACCTAGTCAGAGATTTATAGGTGAGGGTGCAACGGTTAATGTTAATCCGGAAACAGGAATTATTACAACCGTTTGGAAAACCGGAAGTGGAAAAATAAAAAAATACAAAAAGAGATGAGAAAAATGACAGAAGAGCAAAAAAAATTTTTGATCTCCATTGGAATAAATCCAAATGATGATCTTGACAAAATAGATGATCTTGTTTCCGATTATCTGGTGATGCACTGCCTTGATGAGAAGTACAATCCGAACGAGGAAGGGATAATGTGCGAAAGTATTTTGGACTACATTGGCGAAAATTGAAGTTGCTTTTCGAATGAGGTGTACCATGGCAAAAGACGATTATTTCAAGCTTGTATATGCGATTCTCACAGAATTGTATGAATGCAAGAAAAGCGGAACAAAGATACCGCCGGATGCGATACATCCGGAGCGCTTTGGAATCCCTGTCAGCTATTGGCTGGACATCATGGAAGAACTTCTGGATGCCGGATACATTGGCGGCTTTACGGTACACTCCACAAAGACCGGGCGGTATCTCTCTTCGGACTGGCTGGACAGCGTAAAGATCACAATGTCCGGCATTGCATATTTGCAGGACAATTCCAAAATGAAACAGATGTACGGACTGGCAAAAGAAGTCAGAGACTGGATTCCAGGAATGTAAATTGAATCAGAACGAAAGCATCTCAAACGAGGTGCTTTTTTCATGCCCCGACCACGGGCGAAAACTGGCGGAGGGATGGAGAATAGAAACAAAAAAGCTAGTGGGTAGGCGTTTCTATATCAAAAAATGGCAGTGTCAGAAATGGCGCTGCTTTTTTATACCTATTTTTAAGAAAGGAGTGACTTGAAATATGCAGCTGCTGTTTTTTCACGGCACATTCTGTCCGCCCTGTGTATCCACGCAGAAAGCAGCAGAACAGTATGCCGCAGAGGTGGGCGTGCCGCTGTATACGTTCCGCTGTGACGATGTGTACGGCGGAAACGATATGGCACGGCAGAATCACGTGCGGCATATCCCCTGTCTGATCCTCAAAGACGACAAGGGAAACGAGCTGGCACGCACCGAATGTGCGCACACGCCGGAAACGCTGCATCAGTCGTTTGACGCAGCACTGAAAGGAGGTGGAACCAAGTGAATGAGGGAAATACAGATATCGAAACTGGAAAGCCCGGCACAGACCCGGCAGGAACAACCGAAACCGGAACGGACTCCGGCAAAGAGACCCCGAAAGCCGGCACGCAAGCCCCGGCAGCAATGACACCGGAGACCGTGACGGCTCTGGTGCAGAAGATGCTCCAGGACTTCACGGAAAAACAGCAGGCGCAGCAGTCTGAGGCGGAAAAGCTTGCCGGAATGAACGGCACACAGCGCCTGGAATACGAACGGGACAGCTATAAAGACCAGCTGGCACAGCTGCAAAAGCAGATGAACCTGGCGCAGATGCAGGACACCGCACGGGGAATGCTGGCGGAAAAGAACATCCACGCCGCAGACGGACTGCTGGCAGCCATTGTGACAGAGGACGCAGAGACCACGAAAAAGAACGTGGAACAGTTTGCACAGCTGTTCTCTGACGCTGTGGAGGCTGCTGTAAAGGAACGGCTGCGCTCCAGCACACCCAAGACCGGGACACCGGCAGGAAAAATGACCAAGGAACAGATCTTTGCGATCGCAGACGCAGACGAGCGTATTGAGGCAATCCGCAGCAACATGGATCTGTTCCAGTAACGAAAGGAGTACAACATGGCAGTACAGGAAAACACCAATATTACCACCGATTTTGCGAAAGCGCAGTCCATTGACTTCGTGAATCGCTTTACCGGCGGCATCAAAAAGCTGCAGGAGATGCTGGGCATCACCAGACGGCAGGCACTCTCAGAGGGTTCCACCATCAAGACCTATAAGCGTGCGGTCACTCTGGCAGACGGCAACGTGGCGGAGGGCGAGCTGATCCCACTTTCCAAGGTGGAAAAGACCCTGGACAAGACCTATGAGCTTGCTTACAAGAAGTACCGCAAGGCAGTGACCATGGAGGCAATCCAGCGCAGCGGTTTTGACCAGGCAGTGCAGGAGGCAGACAGCGCCCTGCTGCGGAAGATCCAGAGCAACATCCGCAGCGAATTTGCGGCCTTCCTGGCAAACGGCACAGGTGCAGCAGCCGGAAAGACCATGCAGGCAGTTGTGGCGGACGCATGGGGTCAGCTGCAGGTGCTGTTCGAGGACGACGGTGCAGGCTCTGTCATCATCCTGGCGAACCCGATGGACGTTTCCGCATATCTGGGCGGCTCTGACATCACCACCCAGAACGCATTCGGCATGACCTATTTCAAGGCATTTCTGGATGTGTCTATGATGACAAACGCCAGCGTCCCCAAGGGCAAGATCTACGCCACCGTTGCGGACAACATCAATCTGGCGTACCCGAAGATCTCCGGCGGCGAGATCAGCAAGGCGTTCAGCTTTACCACAGACGAGACCGGTCTGGTAGGCATCACCCATTCGCCGGACTACAGCCGTGACAACTACGAGACACACATCGTGACAGCGCCCACACTGTTTGCAGAGCGCCTGGACGGTGTTGTGATCGGCACCATCGCTGCGGACTGATGGCGCTGTTGGAACGGGTACAGGTGCGGCTGGACGGCGAGCCTGGGGCAGATCAGGAGCAGCGGCTCCGGGAACTGTGTGACCTGGCTGGTGTCCGCATCTGTCTGCGCATCCGGGAGCCGACACTCCCGGAACTGCTGGAGCCAATCGCCGCAGATGTTGTGGTGAAACTTTGGCGGCGTTGGAACTATGAAGGCATCTCCTCAGAGAACGGCGGCACGCTTTCCACCAGCTTTGTGGAAGATGTGCTGGCGGAATACGATGACGAGTTCGCTGCATATGTGGAACAGCAGGCGGCGCAGAATGGCAGGCGAAAGATCCATTTCTATTGATTCGGAGGTGATCGGATGCGGTATATTTCCATTGCGTTTCTGACGCAGAAACAGACCGGCACAGACGTGCTGGGGAATCCGGTCACGGAGACGGAGACCGGGGCGAAGTGGTATCGTGGGCGGTTTACGGAATGGTCAGCGGAAGAGACCACACTGGAAGGACGTGATCTGACAAAGGCAGCACGCAGGCTGCTGACAGACGCACCGCTTTCCGTGTGTAGGACCGCAGACGGCGTCCAGACAGACGGCGGCGAGAACTACCGCATTCTCTCTGTGAAAGAGCTGGAGCGTTGGCGTCTGCTGTATGTGGAAAGGTGGCGCATGTGAAATGACTGGATTTCAGGTGCTGTGGGATGGTGTACAGCCGCTTTTGGCCAAGCTGGAAGAAAAGTCCCAGGCGGATTTTCTGGGCTGCTGCAAGCGTGCTACGCTGCTCCTGCGGAATAATGCACGGAAGAAAACGCCGGTCGCAGAGAGCACCGTGTACAAGAACCGGAAAGGTGAGGTGATCGGGCAGCACAAAGGCGGCGGTCTGCGGCGGTCGCTGCGGGTGTCGATGCCCTCCGTGTCGTCGCCCGGGGAGGTGGGATACATCATCCACTATGCGCCGCACGTGGAGTATGGACACCGGCAGAAGATCGGGCGGTATGTGCCGCAGATCGGCAAGCGGCTGAAAGCCAGCTTTGTGCCGGGGCAGTATTTCTTGAAAGATGCGGTGGAGGAGACAAGGCCTGTCTTTCAGCGTGACATAAAGGAGGCACTGAAAAAATGATGTACCGAAAACTGGGATTTGCGGAGCTTGCCGCAGGGGCCCTGGATGTGCTGCGGCAGAATACCGGCTATGACGTGTACGACGCCGTGCCGGAGGATGCCGAAAGCCCGTTTCTGTTCGTGGAAGTGGTAGGAAAGCGTGACAGCTCCAGCAAGACCACGTGGAAAGAGACCTTCGTGGTCAACATCCACTGTATTGCGAAACCGTCACCGGCAAGAACAGAAGTGTATGAGATGATCCAGCGCACGGAAGAGGCAATGACTGCGCCGCTGGTGCTGCCGGCTGGTGTGGAATGCCTGCTCCAGACGGAGACCGGCGTACAGTCCATGCAGCTGGACGAGACCGGCGAGTGGCACGCTGTGCTGGGCTATGAGATCATGACAAGCTATGGATTAAAATGCAAGTAGGAGGAATGCAAAATGGCTGAAAACTTTGACAATAACGTATACTGTGAATTTCCGGAGGCTGTGGCGAAAGCCGGCAAGGATATCCTGTTGTGCCTGTTCACGTCGGACGGCACAAAGCTGCTGGCGATCGCCGGACAGCAGAGTCTGACCATCAACCGGAGCGCCGACACCGTGGAGACCACTTCCAAGGACACCAAAGGCGGCTGGAAGTCGCAGATGGCAGGCATGAAGGAGTGGTCGATCGACTCTGACGGTGCTTATGTCATGGGTGCGGAGTCCCACAAGGAGCTGCAGAAATATTTCGAAAGCGGCGATCTGATGTGCATCAAGATCGTGGACATCAAGGAGAGCAAGCCGCTGTTCGGCGGCCTGGCGGTGCTGACGGAATACACCCTGGAGGCACCGTTTGACGATGCCATGACCTATTCGTGCAGCATCGCCGGAAACGGCGCACTGGTGGATCTGACAGCATTGTCAGAAGAGGACAAGAAGAAAGTCACCGCAATGCCGGCGTAACAGGAGGGAGAAATCATGGCAGAAAAACAGAAAACTTATGAGCTGGACGGGACCGTGTATCATCTGCACTATACCATCGGACGGCTGGAACAGATCGAACAGGCGACCGGCAGTAGCGTGGTGTCTGCGGTATACGGCGCAGTGCGGCAGCAGATGATGCCGCTGTCTCTGCTGCTGATGCTGTTTGCCTACGGCATGATGAGCGAGGACGGCGTGTATGCGCCGCTGAAAAAGGCGGCTGCCTATGCACAGGAGCGCCTGGGCAGTGACGGCTATTCCGAGATGTTCCTGTGCGTCGTGGAGCAGCTCCAGGAGGACTGCGGTTTTTTATTCCAGTAAGGCTCGTCCAGCTGGAATACCTGGGCGGTACGCCGCAGCAAGCCAAAAACAAGCAGGAAGAACAGGAAAACAAGCGCTATCGCAGCGCACAGGAATTTGCCTTTTTCGCCGCAAACTTCGGGTATTCCAAGTCAGAATATCTGGAACTGACACCGGCGGAAAAGCAGTTTCTGATGAAGGCATACGAAGAAAAGACCGTGGCGGACTCCACGCTGCTGGCGGCGGCAGTTGCAAACGCTGTGGGGAATGTGCTGCGGAAAAAGGGCAAGCGTCCGAAAAAGCTGTGGCGCAGATGTCCCAGAGCCGGAGACGAAAAGGAACGAGAACAGGCCGTGGCGGCGGTCAGAAAGATGGAACAGACAGAGGACAGGCGCTGGGTAGACCTGGTGTACCAGGCAAACGGCATCCGGCGCAGAAAAGGCGGTGAAAAACAGTGAACGAACCGGAATTCTATGCGGTGAAACGCTCCGGCGTGCTGATCGACGACAACGGTATCCTGCTGAAACAGGCAGACGGCGGTGTAAAGCGCTATTACGGCGTGTCCTACGAGATGCTGCAACAGGCGATCGCACAGGGATACGCTGCAGAAACGGCAAAGCTTTCCTGTGTGCATACCTGGGAGGACTACGGGCTGTTTCTCACAGACGTTGCCATCACTGCGCCGGAGGTGGAGCAGAACGTCGCCACCGTCCCCGGCAGGCACGGGGTGCTGGACTACTCCGAGGCGCTGAGCGGCGCTCCGGTCTATCACAATCGCAACGTTACGCTGACGCTCTGCAAGTTCTGCCGCATGGAACAGTGGCACACGGAATATCATGCGTTGCTTTCCAAGCTCCACGGGAAGAAAATGAAGTGGATTCTGGACACGGATCCGTGGTACTATTTCACAGGGCGGTGCAGCGTTTCCTCTGTACGTGAGGACGGCGCACACAGCACATTTACGCTGACGATGGATGCAGAGCCGTTTCAGTATGGCATCACCTCCACCGACACCGACTGGCTGTGGGACCCGTTCTGCTTTGAGAACGGCGTGATCCGGAATTATAAGGGCATCGCCGTGAGCATGGACAAGACCACCGTACAGCTGGTGGGATGCGACAATGTGACCCTGTCGCCCACGCTGCGTGCGTCGGCAAAGGTCGCCGGGACGCTGTCGGCATCCATAGACGGAAAGGTCTATTCCTTTTCGCTGCACCAGGGAGAAAACACGATCACAGATGCGTTTCCGCTGAAAGCCGGCGTGCATGAACTGACGCTGCAGTGTGCGGATGCCAATGTCGTGACGGTCAGCATCCTGTTCCAGGAGGCGAAACTGTAATGGCAGACAACTACACTGTGTATCTCTATCCGTACACGCTGACGGCAAGCAGCCATTCTGACCTATATACCGGCGACGTATTCCCTCATGCGGTACTGCATGACCCGTCGATTCCGGGACGGTTTCTGATGCAGCTGCCGTTGGAAATGGCAGAAAGCAAGTCCGGCAGTTTTTCGTTTACCATTACGCCGGACAATCCTCTGTACAGCGATGTGCGGCAGAATATGGACTGGGAGGTGGTAATTTTCCGGGGCAGCCGCTTTGTGTGGGCTGGCTATCCGGTACAGCGTGAAACAGATCTGTACCGCTGGACAACGTATACCTGCGAGGGCGTTCTGGGGTATCTGAATCAGGTATACCTGCCGTCGTTCCTGTACACAAATGTGAAACCAAGCGTGCTGATCGACGACGTGGTGTTCCGGAAGTACAACACGGAAGTGAGTACCACCGGCACTGCGGAGACGACGGCAACCGCCGCACAGCGCAGCAAACACCGGATGTTTGCACGAGGCAGCATTGACGGATTTGACAAATCAAACAGCAGGATCGTACGCTATACGGAAAAGACGCTGTCAGCCATGGAGATACTGCAGACCCGTCTGGTAAGCTATTTCGGCGGAAATCTCTATGTGAGCATGGTGTCGGATCCGGAAAAGGCAGGGGTGCTGTGGGAACTGCACTACAAACCGTCCGACCCGGAAAACACAAACCCGTACCTGGTCGCCGTGGGAAAGAACATCACGGAGATCTCCTACAATTACGATACCACCAGCTTTTATACAGCGCTTGTTCCGGCAACGTCAGACGGCAGCGTCCTTGTGACAGCGTCCAACGAGGAGCAGTCAATGAAAGACGGAGACGGGAGCATCACAGCACTGCGGCGGAAAAACAGCGTGATCTTTCGGAATGTGGCGCTTGTGAAAGCCTACGGGCTGAACGTAGGGCTATATGACAAGCTGGAAAATGACTATGTGGATTCTGCGGAGGTGATCGGCAGAACGCTGCAGGCTGCAAAAGACCTGCAGCCGCCGAAGGTCACCTTTGAGGGAAGTGCCAAGGACACCACGGCGCTGACTGGCGATGCACCGCTGCAGATCGCACAGTACGTGCCGTTCCAGGACAGCACCAGGATGCTTTCCTGCCAGATGCGCATTACCAAGCTGACGCTGCAGCTGGACGATCTGACACAGAACACGCTGGAACTGAGCGGCTATGTAGATGCAAATAATCCGTGGCGGTTCTAAAGAAAGGAGGATACAGGAATGGCAGATTATACGCTTTCGGCGACCATCACCGGGGATGCGTCAAAGTTCCAGAAAGCGATGCAGCAGGCGGAAACGTCTATGCAGAAACTGAGTCAGAAGCTGAGCGGATTCGGCTCGGGACTGGAATCACTGGGCGGCAAGCTGTCTGCGGCAGGTGGAAAGCTGACGGCGCTGGAAACCGCAGTAGGCGGTGCGGCAGCGGCTCTGGGGACACAGGCAGTGAAAGCCGGCGCATCCTTTGAGGCGGAGATGTCCAAGGTCTCTGCCATCTCCGGTGCGACCGGAGACAATTTCAAGCAGCTGAAAGAAAAGGCCATGGAAATGGGCAAAAAGACCAAGTTCTCCGCCACGGAATCCGCCGAGGCGTTCGAGTACATGGCAATGGCAGGCTGGAAAACCGAGGAGATGTTGGGCGGCATCGAGGGTATCATGAACCTGGCGGCAGCATCCGGGGAAGATCTGGCGACGACTTCGGATATTGTCACAGATGCGCTGACCGCTTTCGGCTTGTCTGCGTCGGACTCCGCAGAATTTGCGGACGTGCTGGCTGCGGCGTCGGCAAACGCCAATACCAACGTATCCATGATGGGCGACACGTTCAAGTACGTTGCGCCGGTCGCCGGAGCGCTGGGGTATTCCGTGCAGGATACGGCGATCGCCATTGGACTGATGGCAAACAGCGGTATCAAGGCAAGCCAGGCAGGTACGGCGCTGCGGTCGATCCTGTCCCGTATGGCAAAGCCGACCGACCAGGTGCAGACAGCCATGAACGAACTGGGAATCTCTCTGACAGATTCCAACGGCAATATGAAGTCTATGCGGCAGGTCATGGAGGACATGCGAAACGGCTTTTCCGGTCTGACCAAAGACCAGCAGGCGGCGTATGCGGCAACCATCGGCGGACAGGAGGCGATGAGCGGACTGCTTGCCATCGTCAACACTTCGGAAGAGGATTTCGACAAGCTGGCGGCGTCCATTGACAACAGCAACGGCACGTGCCAGGATATGGCGGACACCATGAATCAAAATCTGTCGGGTCAGTTCACTTTGTTGAAAGGACATCTTGATACAATCAATGTTAAGATATTTGAGCAAATGGAACCGGGCTTGATGAATGTTGTTGGGTATGCACAGCGTGCAGCAGATGCAATTGACGGCATGGTTTCTGCGTTTGCAGCTGCCAAGGATGCCGGCGGTGTTGGGAAAGGCATTGAGGCAGCAATCGGGGCGCTGGACAAGATGGCGAATGCCGGGGCGATTCCCGAAGTATTCGCCAACATCGCCGACAAGCTGCAGCTGGTATACGACAAGCTGAAAGCGCTGAAAGAATCCGGCGTGCCGCTGGAGAAAATGGCCGCTGCCGCTGCTGCGATGGGTCCTGCAATGCTGATTGCCGGAAAGGCGGCATCCGTCCTGGGCGGCGGTTTTCAGAGCATTTCCGGCATCCTCGGGGCGTTCTCCGGCGTGATCGGCGGCGCAAAGAGTGAGATATCCGGGCTTTCCGGATGGTTCACGTCTTTTTCCGGCAAGCTGAAAACGGCGAAAGGTTCTCTTACGGCTGCCGGCGGTGCATTCGGCTCTCTGTTTGGGAAAATGAAATCCCTAAGCGGCGGTGTCATGGGAAAAATCGGGGATGGATTTTCCACGATTGCGGCAAAAGTGCCGAAAATCACCGTTCCCCTAACCGTGTTAAAGACAAAGCTGGGAGAGATATCCGGCGGCATTGGTGCAAAGGTTTCCGGCGTATTCGGAAAGATGGGAAGTGCCGTCGGTGCCGTCGGTGACAAGCTGTCGCCGCTGGTAGGAAAGTTCCAGGACTTTGCCGGTAAGATCGGCAGTGCGCTGTCCAGCGTGATGCAGGTCGCCGGAAGTTTTGGCGGCAAGTTTACATCAATCCTCATGAAAGCCTTCGGGTTCGGTGCGATCGGCGGCGTGATCCTGGTGGGACTGGGGCTGATCCAGAAGAACTTCGGGGATAAGATCGGCGAAATCCTCGCCATGGTGCAGGAAAAAGCGCCGCAGATCATCACGGACTTCTGCGCTGGCATCACAGAAAAGATTCCGGAGCTGATCGCACAAGGCGGGACGCTGGTGGCGAATCTGCTGGAAACGCTGACAGCGCTTGCACCGTCCATTATCAGCGGCGGTGCGGACATTGTGATTGCGCTGGTCAACGGATGTGCCACACAGCTGCCAACACTGCTGGAACGTGCCGGAGAGCTGATCATCACCATTGTGCAGGGACTGACCGAAAAGCTGCCGGATATCCTGGCAGCCGGTATGAATGTGATCTCCAGCCTGGTAGACGGAATCTCCAGTTTTCTGCCGGAACTCATCCCAGCGGCAGTGGACATGATCCTGGAGCTGGCAATGGGTCTGGTGGATAACTTGCCGCAGCTCATCGACAGCGGCATCCAGCTGCTGGAATCGGTGGTACAGGGCATTGTGGATGCGCTGCCGAAGATCGCAGAGAAAGCCCCGGAGATCATCATGAAACTGGCGGATACCCTGATTGAAAAAGGTCCGCAGCTGATAATTACCGCCGGAAAGCTGATCGTGCAGCTGGCAAACGGACTCATCAAGGCGATACCCACCATTGTCGCCAAAGTCCCGGAGATCGTCAAGCACATCAAGGACAAGTTCCTGGAAACAGACTGGGCAGCGCTGGGCAAGCAGATGATGGAGCTGCTGGTGGACGGGCTAAAATCGATCGCAAATCTGGCGATCGGCGGCATCAACCTGCTGATCGACGGCGTGAACTACATCCCGGGTTTTGACATTCCACATATTCCCTATCTGGCACACGGTACAGAGAACTGGCAAGGCGGCTTCGCCCGCATGAACGAGGGCGGCAGAGGGGAACTGGTAAACCTGCCCAGCGGCGCACAGGTGATACCGCATGACATCAGCAAGCAGTACGCCAAAGAGGCAGCCAGAATGAACAGCGCCGGCGGTGCGGTCACCATCGACTATGACGCAATGGGCGCAGCCGTCGCAAGGGCAATGGCAGACGTAGATATGCACACCACATTCCAGTTGGACGGAAAGACCGTCGCAGACGTGACCACGCCGTATATCGACCGCAATCTGGGCAGAAGAGCGCAGATCGCAAACCGCTACGGCAGATAAGGAGGCAGACATGGCAGATATCATGGATACAGCACAGGGGACAATTTCCGGAGATGTGGCGCAGATACGCAGCGCCATCTACGGCAGAGAGGTACGGGCATCTATTGCAGAGGCGATAGAACTGCTGGACAGCAGCAGTCAGGATGCGGCGCAGAAAGCGGACACGGCACAGACCAGCGCTGCGGGAAACGCCGATGCCATTGCGGCGATCCAGGAAAAGATGGGACGCATCACGCCGGGGTTCACGTCCCGGTTTGAGCCGGGTTCCAATGGCATCAATTATCCGGTGTACCGCTGGATGAACGGAGAAACGTCCTACGACAAGGTGACGGCGGACCCGTCGCTGGAAGGGACGGAGATACAGATCGGTGATGCGGTCTACACATATACAGCGGACGAGCTGCAGCCGGGCAGGCTGGACTTCAAGGAATACATCAGCGGCTGTGAGGTCGGCACAGTGAACAAGTACGGACATAACAAGCCGTGCGGCTACTCCGTCGCCAGGAAAGGCGATGCGATCGTCCGGCTGGTATTGTTCGACGAAGACGAAAGCGCCATTTCTGAAGATGCAGACGGCGACATAGAGCAGTGTGCCATCCTGTACAGCAAGAGCTACGGCGTGAAAGGATTCCGCACGGACGCAGGCACCAAGCTGTATCTGGCAGACCTGCTCAGCCGTATCGATGTGCTGGAGCAGAAGGTACAGCAGCTGGAAAGCAAGTAAGGAGTGAGAAGAGATGCAGGATGTTTCCGGGATGTTCCACAAGCGGGAGATCGGTGTCAGAAATGATACCTATACCCGTGCAGAGATCGACGCAAAGGACGGCACGATACAGGCAGCAGCAGACAAAGCCCAGGCGACCGCAGACGGTGCCGTGGACGTGAACAACACGCAGAACACGCAGATCTCTGCTCTGCAGAAGTCGGCGCACTCCCACAGCAACAAGGACGTGCTGGACAAGGCGGAACAGCCGTACACCACGGCGGAACGGGATAAGCTGGCGGGGTTGGAGAATTACACCCACCCTACCTATACTGCACACACAAAAGGATTTTACAAGTTTGCAAGTGACGGTGAGGGGCATGTCGAGGACGCAGAAAAGGTGACAGAGAGTGATATATACAACGCTGGTGGTGTGATTAAAAATTTTTTGAATTTCGCAGATTATACGGGGCACATGCCCATAGCTTTTATGTCTACTGGCACTAGTGGCAGTTTTGGTGACTATGCCAAATTCATAGTGGACACTCGTGAAACGTCTGTCTCAAAGATGTTTAGGCTGAGCATAGGTGGAAACGGCGTTGAAGGCAGTCTAATGCTAAATGGGCAGAATGGATCTGAATATGTAATATTTCCAAATTCAAACAGTTTCAATTCAAATCGATTCCATTTTTTTCTTCCGGATAAGTCTGGTACAGTGGCATTGATCGAAGATATTCCGGATATAACGGTGAAGCAAGACAAACTGACTGCCGGCACAAACATCACGATCAGCGGTAATACCATCAGCGCAAAAGACACGACCTATGGCAATGCGTCGGCTAGTGTGGCTGGGCTGATGTCGGCAGAGGACAAAACCAGTCTGGATAGTATGTCATTGTTGCATTTGAATGTTGGCGGGTCTACTAATTTTGTTGGAGTTAAGTTCAAAGTTAATCGTGTATCAGCTAGGTTTATGGTTATGGAAAATAACGGAGAACGAGCAGACATATACATATCGATCAGAATCGGCGTAGACACTAAAGCAAAGGTGTATGTAAGTGGCAACACTAATTCCGAATATAAAGTTTTTTATGATAATTTGGATTACGTATATGTTATATTTAATTGCCAGCTGTGGTCGTATATAGTGTGCACATCAACCGTACGTATTGAAAACATGATTGAGTGGCGTGGTACATCGTACCCAACTGGGCTGACTGGTATTTCTACGGATATACAGATTCTACTCGACACTGGTAACTACATAAACTATGCTCTGTCTAAAGACGGGACGGCTGTCGCTGCCGCTAAACTGTCAACCGCACGAAAAATCAACACGGTTGCATTTGATGGAACAGCGGACATCGTTATCCCGAGATCCACAAAATACATGAACGCATCGTCTGGCACAGGTGGGCAAACTGGCTATGTCAAAGTAGCTACGTTTACTGTCAAGTCACAGTACACAAATATGCCGACTGTTGTCAGATATCGAAACCGACATACAATGCCAGTAGAATTGATTTTCAGGTTCAAAAACCAGTCAAGAGTTGATCCAGAACTGGAATTCATTTTACAAGTTGTTGAATTGACAGGCTATGGATACAAAGAGGCTTATCTATATAAATCAGCTACCAGCACATGGGACTTGATAATTGCAAAATCGGAGGCATGGGATTCTGTGCAGATATTGGATTGTCAACAAGCAGATGGTGTGTCTGTAACGTTTGAAAATACGCACGTCTCCACAGTACCGTCAACAGCAATTAGAGCTACAGTATACACTAGAGCAATGGTGACCAGTACCGTAGCTGCCGCCAAAACCCTCACTGACTCCGGCTGGGTAGCTGTTTCTAATTTCGGTGTGAACACCTCTTCTTTTAGCCAAATCACAACAAGTTTTCGAAAATACGGAGACATCATTTTTATTCGTGGAAGAGTTCAGCCAAAAAGCAATATGACATCAATTTCGCTCTGTAGTACAGCATCGACTTCGCTTACTGGGATTACGCCGAGCCATTCTGTTCATGGAGTTGGTGTTTCCTCAGATGGGCTTGCACCGTTTAGCGTCAATGTAACAACATCTCCTGCCAATTCTGTTATCCTAAAAGGTAACTTTTTGGCTGACAAAATATACGATTTCGAATTTTCTTACATGAAATAAAAAAAAAGGAAGTGAACCAAATGGACTGGACAGAAATTGTTACCGCAGGCATCGCAGCATTAGGCGCTGTGGGCGGTTCTGCGCTCATGCAGAGTAAGGCGACCGCCGTATTACAGGTCAAGCTGGATGCGCTCAGAAACGATGTAGACACGCTCTCCCGGCGTGTGGACAAGCACAACAATCTGATCGACCGCATGACAATTGCGGAATGCAAGATCAAGGAACTGGAAAGCGAGGTACAGAGAAATGAAAAATCGTGATTGGAAACAGTGGGCAAAGGCGGCGGCAATCAGAGCCGTCAAAACAATGGCACAGACAGCGGTTGCAGCGATCGGCGTAGCCGCAACCATGCAGGACATCAGCTGGGCAGTGGTCGGCAGCACCGCTCTGGTAGCAGGTATTCTGTCTGTGCTTACATCAATCGCAGGTTTGCCGGAAGTAGAGGAGGAAGAGTAATTATGACGATCACAAACCATTATCTAACGCACAACCGCCCGTACACCAAGAGGGCTAAGACCACGGCGATTGCGGTACACTGGGTGGGCAACCCCGGAACATCGGCGATCAATAACCGGAACTATTTCCAGACCACCGACCGTTCTGTGTCCAGCAACTACATTGTGGGATTGCAGGGCGAGGTGATCTGCTGCATCCCGGACGAGGAGATGAGCTGGTGCACCAATGCAGCGAACAGCTACACGGTGTCCATCGAGACCTGTCACCCCGACTGGACCGGGGCGTTCGGCAGCAGGACCTATGCCAGCCTGGTGGAAC